TCTGTTTGATGACTGGTACGACGAACAAGAGTTGAAACTCGATTGCCTTGCGGATCACAACATCGACTGGTTCAGAGGATAAAATCAAAGATGGTATAACAGGGTCTACATCAACAAGCGAAAGCAGATGGCCTCCGAGTGGGGCATCGAGGTCAGGGAGGTGTGAGTATGGAACAGCTTTACGATACCATCATGGAGGCTGTGCGCAGAATTGCCGAAGCCTTCATGCGCTGGATGGCGCGCATCAAAGCCGCGATCTTAAAAATCGCCAGCGCCATAACCAGGGCCTTGCGACGCGGCAAGCTAAAGCGCGTGATGGCGAGATATGAGGCCGCGAACGTCGCATGGCACGCGCGTGGACCGCGCCGGAATCAGGCGCTCGCACAGGCAATCATGATGAGATGGAGGTGAAGAATCATGTTAAAGGAGGTATGTGAACGGTGAAGCTCAACAAGATCAAGGCCTGCTGCCTGAACAGCAAGCGCTTCAATCTGGTGGACGGGCCGGAGGGCGTCCAATGGTTCACGGACGATCGAAATCTGTGGCTGTGCGTGGGCATTCACGTGGATCGGCGGGACCTGCCGGAGCTGTTCGGCCTGTCGGACAAGCAGGTCGAGAAATGCCTGTTTCTGTGCGAGCGGGAGGAGGGCGACGCCTACGCCATCAACATGGGCGAGGCGGAGCTGACGCTGACCTACTGCGGCGACGTGTGGGAATACGAGCAGCGGCTGCTGGCCTTCAAGGGCGACAACGGCATGCTGTTCGTGCCCCGGGCCTTCGCGGAGCCGGTGCGGGTGACGGATGAAACCTATTTCAGCATTCGATATCACGAGACCGCCGACGGCAAGCCCGCGCCGATGGTGGCCGTCTACAATGGGATGATCTGCGAGGCGCTGCTGAAGCCAATCAGCGACGCTTACGCGGCTTACATCGTCAACCGATTTAAAACCCTGGGCGCGTTGAAACCCTGGGACGATGGGAAGGAGGCGAAGGAAGATGTGGAAACTGTCGTAAAGGAAGCGGGTTGATTGGCAAGCGTCCGCGACGCTGCCGGTCACGGCTCATGCCGGGAGCGGCGTGCAAGCGGACTGAGGGCGCAAGCGCAGGAGCGCAGCGACAAGACGCGCCCGAAACCCGCGACCCGCTTTAGCGAGGGCGCGGGGCGTCAAACCCGAACGGCGGCGCACGGGGCGAACGACTATCCATATTGCAAGACGCACCGGCGCTACTGCCCGAAGGGCAAGCGCCGGCAGCGCCGCGCTGGCATCCGAAGGATGCGCGCGGGCTGGTCGCGCCTGCCGTAGGCAGCGGCGCGACTGCTTTACACACGTTCACTATTCCACACCGTCCCCGTGCGCCGGGGTTTGGGCTTGGAACGGTGCCGCGTTGGTCAATCTTCGATTGCCAACGTCGGCAGTCGGCCAGAGGCCGACCGGCAATCCATTCCGGATTGCCGCCTTGCGAATTATCTATATTAATATAGACGATTCGGGAGGCCCTGCGCGGGCTTGTATTCCGTATTATTATTTCGCACACAAGAGGGATGGCCATGAAGCTGAATGACTACGAACTGCTGTACGACCTGCCGACGGGGGAATACCAGGGCGCGGGCGTCAAGGGCGTGCGGACGGTGACGGTGCGGGCGGGGGCGTCGCTGGAAGTGATGTGCCACCCGCTGCTGATCCAATGGCCGACGGCGGCGAAGCGGGAGACGAAGACCCGCAGGACAGGGGAGAAGCAGGCGGCGGTCAACGCCCGGAACCTGGAGCGGAGCATCATGCGGCTGGCGGAGGCCAACTTTACCCACATGAAGGCCGTGGTGCTGACCGGCACATACGAATACCCCAACGCCGAGGACGTGGGCCTGATGAACATCGACGACGTGTGGAACGAATGGCACGCGCGGAAGCTGCCCGAGGGGGTGGAGGACGTGCGCCGGGACGTGCGGAACATGCTTGCCAGAATCCGCAGGCGCATGCGGGCGAAGGGTGTGGACGATAAAACCCTGAAGTGGATCCTGCGCATCGAAGAGGACGACAAGCTTCAGGCCTTCGGGCTGCCCAACCGCTATCACATCCACATGCTCACCGAGGCCGAGGGGCTGACCCAATCGGAGATCGCCGACGAGTGGCCCTTCGGCTTCGCGCGCTGCGACCGGTTTGACCTGAAGCGCGACGGCGCGGCGCGGATCGCCCGGTATCTGACCAAAAACAAGCGCGGGGGCAGGTGGGTTTCCCACTCCCGCAATCTCAAAATGCCCGAGGCGCGGGTGTCCGACCGCAAGGTCTCCCGCCGCCGCCTGTCCCTGCTGGCGCAGGATGTGCAGCGGGAGGGCCGGGCGATACTGGAAAAGCTGTATCCCGAATATAAGGTCATGGAGGCCCGGGTGAGCTGGTCGGACTTCATGCCGGGGGCTTTTATCTATGCAAGGATGAGGAGGCGGGACTGACATGTGGCGACATCCGGCGCGGCTTCAAAAGGCGGGGATCACCCCCGCGAGATACGAGGAGTTAAAGGCGTTTTGTCGACAGTATCAGGATTACAAGCGGGCGCTGAGGCGGGCGCGGGCCGGGATCGTGGACAGGCCCGATAAATCCTCGGGGGCCTGGCACGCGCCGGACCCCACGGGGCGCGCAGCCATGGCGCTGGCGGATCATCCCGCCGCGCGGCGGGTGAAGATCATGGAGGATTGCGCCGCCGCCGTGGCGGAGCCGGTGACGGCGAAGGCGCTTTTGAAGTCCGTGTCCGAGGGCACGGGCTATCAACCGCTGGCCGCGCCGGTGGGCGAAAGGCAGTTTTACATCATCCGCCAGCTGTTCTACATCGAGCTGGACCGGCGCTTGTGGGAAATCTGAATTTGGGTCAAACTCGCGGGCATAAAACGTGTTAATATTTTAACATCGACAGGCGGGTACAAGAAACGGCCCGACCTGTCAGCCCCGCGTCCTTCGCCCTTTCTCCGCGGGGCTTTTTTCATGCAAAGGGTTTTCGGAGTTTTCGGAGGGTTCAACGCGCGCGCGGACGTGCGCGAATCAATCAGAGGCGGGAAATATCGCATGGAAGACCTGAAAATCGTCTATCTGTCGCCGGAGGCGCTGACGCCCTACGACGGCAACGCACGAAAGCACGGGGCCGAGGATCTGGAGGCCATCGCCGCCAGCATCCGGGAAAACGGGTTTTGTGACCCCATCGGGATATGGGGCGAGAACAACATCATCGTGGAGGGCCACGGGCGCAGACTGGCGGCCATGCGGCTGGGGCTGGATCGCGTGCCCTGCATCCGGCTGGATCACCTCACCGAGGCCCAGCGGCGGGAATACGCGCTGGCGCACAACAAGACCGCCGAGCTGTCCGAGTGGGACTTCGAGCAGCTGGAGAAGGAGCTTGCGGCGCTGGATCAGGAGTTCGAGATGACGGACTTTGGGTTCAAAGAAGACGCCGAGTGGTTTGACCGCGAGAAGAAGGACGGCAAGGCCCGACAGGATGGAAACGACGAATACAACGAGTTTTTAGAGAAGTTCGAGACAAAAAAGACGACGGACGATTGCTACACCCCGGACAACATCTACGACGCCGTGGCGGACTGGGTGGCCGAAGAATACGGTCTGAACCGCGCGGCGTTTGTGCGGCCCTTCTACCCCGGCGGCGATTACAAGAGTTATAAATACCCCAAGGGCTGCGTGGTGGTGGATAATCCACCGTTTTCGATCCTGGCGGATATCATCAGGTGGTTCGGCGCGAACGGGATCAAATTCTTCCTTTTCGCGCCGACGCTGAGCCTTTTCACGGCGGTGGGCGAGGATGTGGAGTACATGCCCTGCGGCGTGGATGTCCTTTATGAGAACGGCGCGACGGTCTGCACGTCTTTCATCGACAATCTGGGCGAAAATCGCATATATGTGAGCGCCGCGCTGTATGAGGCGGTGGACGCGGCCAACGACGCCAACATTGAGGCGGCAAAGGTGAATTTGCCCAAATACGAATACCCAGACGAAGTGGTGCTTGCGGCGCGCATCTATCCGTTGGCGAAATACGGGCAGACGCTTCGGGTGCCGAAGGGCGAGGCGATATATCAAAACCGGCTGGATGCTCAGAAAGAAGCGGGCAAGGGCGCCTTTGGGGGCGTCTTTTTGATATCCGAACGCGCCGCCGCCGAACGCGCCGCCGCCGAACGCGCCGCCGCCGAACGCGCCGCCGCCGAACGCGCCGCCGCGACGAAATGGAAGCTCAGCGACCAGGAACGGGAAATCGTCAAAAAGCTGGGCCAATAAGGGAGTGATGGGCCATGGCAAGGCCGAAGAAGTGGGAGCCGTGGCTGACGAAGACGGGCCTGAAGCGCATCGAGGGCTGGGCGCTGGACGGCCTGAGCGGCGAGCAGATTGCCGGGAAGATGCACGTCACGCCCTCGACGTTTTACGCCTGGCGAAAAAAGCACCCGGAAATCGAGGACGCAATACAGCGCGGGCGGGAACCTGTGGACATCGACGTGGAGCACGCCATGCTGGACGCGGCCAAAGGCGGCGTGAAGAAGGTAAAGGTGCCCATCAAGGTGCGCAATGTGATCGAAAAGACCGGCGGCGGGCGCAAGATCACGGAGCACATCGAATACGCCGAAAAGGAAATCTACATTCCGGGCAACCCCATGGCCCAGATGATGTGGCTCAAGAACCGCAAGCCGGACAAGTGGGCGGACAAGCCGCAGACGCCCGCGCAGGGCGGCGACGACCCGCTGGTGCAGCTGCTTGCGAAGATCGACGCCGAGGCCGCCGAGGGGGCGGCGCCATGATACTGACGCCGAAGCAGCGGGAATTTTGGCGGGAGTGCCACCACCGCTGGAACGTCAAGGTGGGGGCGACGCGAAGCGGCAAGACCTACATGGACTATTACCTGATCCCCCGCCGCATACTGGAGGGCCGCGGCAAGGAAGGCCTGAACGTCATACTGGGCAACACCCGGGGCAGCATCCGCGACAACATCATCACCCCAATGCAGCGCATTTACGGCGTGGATCGCGTGGGCAACATCAAATCAGACAACACCTGCACCCTGTTCGGGGAGCAGGTGCTTTGCTACGGCGCGGATACCGTCAACCGCGTGGACCGCATCCGGGGCTCGTCGATGAAATACTGCTACTTCGACGAGGTGGTGACAGCCAACAAGGGCGTCTTCGACATGCTCAAGAGCCGCCTGGACAAGCCCTGGAGCAAGTGCGACCTGACTTGCAACCCGGACGCGCCGACCCATTGGTTTTATGAGTTTCTGCAGTCCGACGCCGACATATACCGGCAGGATTACACCCTGGACGACAACCCGACGCTGAGCCGGGAATTTGTGGAAAACCTGAAGCGGGAGTACGCGGGCACCGTGCTCTATGACCGGTATATCATGGGGCTTTGGGTGGCCGCCGAGGGCGCGCTGTTCACCAGCTACCGCCCCTTCACCGACGACGCGACGCTGCTGCGGGACGGCGTGGCCCACATCGATGCCGCATACGACGGCGCGGACTACACCGCATTTACCTGCGGCAAGCGCCAGGGCGACACGCTGTATTTGTACGGCAAGCTGTGGCGCAGGCACGTGGACACGGTGCTGGACAGCTGCATCGAGGACGCGAAGCGCTTCATGTGCGCGCCGATCTACTGCGAGACCAACGCCGACAAGGGCTATCTGGCCAAGGAGATCAGCCGGAGGGGCTACGGTGCGGGGGTGTACACCGAACGCGAGAACAAGCACGTCAAGATTTCCACCTTCCTGCGGAAATGGTGGGGAAACATCGTGTTTTTGTCCGGGACCGACAAGGCGTATATCGCCCAGATACTCAGCTACACCCGCGACGCCGATCACGACGACGCGCCCGATTCGGCGGCGTGCGTCTGCCGCTATTTCGACCATAGGAGATGAGGCCATGCTGACCTATCAGGATTACCTGGAATCCACAAACATCGTGGACTTCATCAATCGCGCCATCGGCGCGCATAAATCCACGGAGCTCTATCGCACCGCCGTGGCCGCCGACCTCTACGACCGGCAGCGCAATGTGACGATCACGGCGCTGGCGCGGGCCATCCGGGGAAAGAGCGCCAGCGACGGCGAGGCGCATGAAGCCGACAACCGGCTTTGCAGCAATTTCTTTAAGCGCCTGAACCGGCAGCGGGTGGCCTATCTGCTGGGCAACGGCGTCAGCTTTGCCCACAAGGAAAAGCGGCTGAACGAAAACGGCGTGCCCGTGAACGTGGACGCGACCAAGGAAATGCTGGGCCAGCGCTTTGACGGCGCGGTGCTCAGATGGGCCTACAAGGCGCTGATCCACGGCGAATGCTACGCCTTTTGGGGCGAGGACGGGCTGACCATCTTCCCGGTGACGGAATTTGTGCCGCTGCGGGACGAAGAGGACGGGGAGCTGCGCGTGGGGATACGATTCTGGCGGCTTGCGCCGGACAAGCCCCTGCGGGTGGAGCTGTACGAGGCCGACGGAATGACCGTGTTCGCCAGCCGTCCCGGCACCACCGGCAACGATCTGGTGGTCAAGGCGGAAAAGCGGCCCTACATCGAAATCACCCTGAGCACAGAGGCCGAGGGCGACATCGCCGCCGAGGGCGACAATTACCCGGCACTGCCCGTAATACCCATGTATGGCGGCGAGGATAGGCAATCGACGCTGATCGGCATGCGGCCCACTATCGACGCCATTGACATCATCGCCTCCGGCTACGCCAACGACGAACAGGATTGCGCCAGCATATACTGGCTGATTCAGAATTGCGGGGCCATGACCGACAAGGACATGCAGGCGTTTTTGAGGGATATCCGGGAAAGGCACATCGCCCAGGTGGATGTGACGTCCTTTTCGGGCGACCCCCGGGGCGCGCTGTCGCCCTATACCGCCGAGGCGCCCTATCAGGGGCGCGAGGCGGTGCTGACCTATCTGCAAAAGCGGCTGTATGAGGACTTCGGCGCGCTGGACGTTCACAGCATCGCCGCCAGCTCCACCAACGACCACATTGACGCCGCCTATCAGCCCCTGGACGACGAGGCGGATCTGCTGGAGGCGCAGGTGATCGACGCCATACAGCGGGGCCTTGCCCTCTATGGCATCGAGGACACCCCCACGTTCAAGCGCAACCGAGTCAGCAACGTCAAGGAGGCCATCGAGGCCGTGGTGCTGGAGGCCCCGCTGCTGGATCGTGAGACGGCGCTGGAGCTGCTGCCGAATCTGACGGTGGATCAAAGGGAGGCGGCGCTGGCCCGGTTGGACGCCGAAAACGCCGCGCGGATAACCATTGACGGAGGCGGAGGCGCTTGAAAGAGGTCTACATCGACATCGGCGGCAAGCGGGTCAAGTTTTTAAAAGTCGATCAGCATCCGCACACCTTCAGGGACGCGGGCACGGAATACACCGACAGGGCCTATAAGAGCCTCACAGACAAGCTGAACGCCGTATACAAGGAGGCCGCGAACGATCTGTACATGAAGCAGCAGAGCTTCAATCGCGCCCACGAGGCCCGGGTGAAGAAATACCGGGCGCAGGTGGAGGCGGGGCAGATCACCGAGGCCGACTATCAGGCCTGGATGCGCGGCCAGATATTCCAGGGCGAGGCGTGGGAAAAGAAGCGGGAGCAGCTGGCCGAGAGCCTGGCAAAGGTCGATCAGACCGCCATGTCCATGATAAACGACGGCAAGCTGGACGTGTTCGGCGAGAACGCCAACTATCTGGCCTATCAGCTGGAGCACAAGGCCGGAACGAATCTGGGCTTTGGGCTGTACGACCAAAACACGGTGAAGCGCCTTGTGCGCGATGAGCCGCGCCTGCTCCCCCGCCCCGCCATCGACGAGGGGCGGGACGTTCGCTGGTACAACGACATCATCAACCGGGCCGTCACCCAGGGCATATTGCAGGGCGAGGATCTGGACGGCATCACCATGCGGGTGGCGCTGGACACCGGAGAAAGGAGCCTGTCCGCCATGCGGCGCAATGCCCGCACGGCCTACACCGGCGCGCAAAACGCCGGGCGCGTGGAGGGCATGCGACAGGCGCAGCGCCTGGGCATCGACGTGAAAAAGCGCTGGATGGCGACCTTTGACGCCCACACCCGCGACGCCCACGCCGACCTGGACGGGCAGACCGTGGGGGTGGATGAGCCCTTTGAATCCATGCTGGGCCCAATCATGTATCCCGGCGACCCGTCCGCCGCGCCGGGCAACGTCTATAACTGCCGCTGCACGCTGGTGTATGAATACCCACAATTCCCCGCCGAGATCGACCGAAGGGATGAAAACGGCGAGAACGTGGGGGCGCTGACCTATCGGCAATGGAAGGCCGCGAAAGGGGGTTAGCATGGCAACCGTTGACATCACCGACCACAGCGCCGAGGTGCTGGCCGCGCTGGAGATGGCAAAGGCCCAGACGCTTGAAATCTGGGGCGGCATGATCGAGAGCCAGGCCAAGGCGAACGTGGTTTCGCCCCGGCAGCTGGCCCCGGAGCTCAGAAACAGCATCACCCACCGGGTGGAGGGCGACGCCGTGCGGGTGGGCAGCAACCAGGAGGTCGCCCCCTACATCGAGCTGGGCACCGGCCCGAATTACGAACCGCCGCCCGAGTGGCTTGAGAACAATGCCCAGGGCGGCAAGGGCCAGGCGGGCATTTCCCAATGGATTTACTTTGACGCCCTGGAGGGCGTCTTCAAGATCGGCACGCCGCAGGAGGCGAGGCCGTTTTTGCGGCCCGCCGTGACGGACCACACCGACGAGCTGAAGCGGATCGCCGAGGATATCCTGAAAAACGCAGAGGCATAAAGCGGGCAGCGCGAAGGAATGCGCCGCCTGTTTTATATATCGGGCCGAGGAACTGGCCCACACCGAGCGTCCGCAAAGCGGACTGAGCCCGCAAGCGCAGCGGGCGAATAGCAGTCGCGCCAATGCCGGAGGCAGGCGCGACCAGCCCGGGCGAATCCTCCGGATTCCAGCCCGGCGCTGCCGCCGCTTCCGCTCTGCGGAGTAGCGGCGGTGCGTAAAGCCCCAAGACGCGGGCGAAACCCGCGCTTGCCGCGAGGCAGTAGCGCGGGGCGAGACTTTCGAGGAAATGAAAGGAGAACGCAATGGCACTGACGAGGAAGATGCTCAAAGGGATGGGACTGACCGAGGAACAGATCGACACCATCATCGAGGCCCACACCGACACCGTGGACGGCCTGAAGGACAAGGCCGGGCAGGTGGAAGGCCTGGAAAAGCAGGTGAAGGACCTGCAGGCCCAGATCGAGGCCGGGAAGGGCGGCAAGGACTGGAAGGCCGAGTTCGACAAGCTGAAGGCGGAACACGACGCCTTTAAGCAGCAGGTGGCCGACAAGGCCGCCGACGACGCGAAGCTTAAAGAGATTCGCCGCCTGGCCAAAGAGGCGGGGCTGTCGGACGCGGGCATCGAAAAGGTCGCGAAGTACACCGACCGCAAGGGACTGGAGATCGGCGAGGACGGCAAGGCCAAAGACGCCGAGGCCATGGTGAAGGCCCTGCGGGAAGAATGGCCGGAGCACATCCTCAAAGCGGAGCGCAGGGGCGCAAGGCCCGCCACGCCGCCCGCAGGCGGCAAGGCGACCCGGACCAAAGAGGAGATCATGGCCATCAAGGACACCGCCGAGCGCCAGCAGGCCATCGCGGAGAACATGGACTTATTCAAATGACGCAAAGGAGTTGATACCATGGACAAGAACTTTAACCTGAACCTTCAGCTGTTCGCCGACGTCACCACCGACGCCGAGACGAACGTCATCAAGCGCGACCAGATGGCCCGCGTGCGGGAGATCGACTTCGTGCAGCGCTTTACCCACAACATCCTCGCCAAGCTGCGGGAGGCCCTGGGCGTGACCCGTCAGATCCCCATGAGCGAGGGCACGACCATGTATGTCTACAAGACCACCGGCACGCTGCAGAGCGGCGCGGTGCCCGAGGGCGAGATCATCCCGCTTTCCCAGTACCAGCGCACCAAGACGCCCGTGGGCGAGATCACGCTGAACAAGTGGCGCAAGGCCGTGACCGCCGAGGCCATCATGAAGAGCGGCAGGGCCGAGGCCATCCAGCGCACCGACGAGAAGCTGCTCAGCGACGTGCAGAAGAAGGTCCGCACCGACTTCTTCAGCTTCCTGACCGGTCTGGACGGCACCGTGGTGGCGGAGCAGACCCTCCAGGCGGTGCTGGCGCAGACCTGGGCGCGTCTGCAGACCCTCTTCGAGGATGACGCCATCGAGGCCGTGCACTTCATCAACCCCCTGACCATCGCGGACTATCTGGCCACGGCCACCATCACCACCCAGACCGCCTTCGGCATGAATTACGTGGAGGATTTCCTGGGCCTGGGCACGCTGGTGCTCTCCAGCGCCATTCCCAAGGGCCAGGTGATTTCCACCGCCAAGGAGAACCTGATCCTGTACTATCTCACCATGAACGGCGATGTGGCGGGCGAGTTCGACCTGACCACGGACGAGACCGGCTACATCGGCATCAAGTCCGGCACGGCCAACAGCACCCGCGCCCAGGTGGAGACGCTTGTCATGTCCGGCATTCAGTTTCTGGTTGAGTACGCCGATGGCGTCATCATCGGTCAGATCGATTCCACGCCCACGCTGGGCAGCATCACCGTGGCCTCTACCGCCGGTACTGCCGTGGGTGATTCCAACATCGCCGTCAGCGGTTATACCCCCGGCACCGGCGAGAAGTACGTCTACAAGACCGGCAAGACCACCGCGCCGACCGTGACCTACGGCCAGAAGCTGGGCAGCACGTGGACGGAGATCGTTCCGCCGCACGACATCACGCCCACCGCGACCCATGACAAGATCACCGTCGCGTCCGTGGACGCCAACGGCAGGGCGCAGGCTGCCGGTACCGACGACATCACCGTCAAGACCTAAGCCACACAGGGGCCGCGCAAGCGGCCCCAAATCGACGCATTGAGGAGG